AGTGATGGACAACCAGCAACTTTTCAACGTGGTCGTGTCAATCGCTGGCTTTCTGGCGGCGTTTGTCTTTAATTCAACGACCCGCAAATTGCAGAAGCTGGAAGACCGCATTGCTGAGATGCCGAAAGAATATGTGCAGAAGGATGACTATCGCGCTGACATCAGCGAAGTGAAGGCCATCTTGAAGCAAATCTTTGACAAGCTGGATGCAAAGGCTGACAAATGATCACCGCGAAGGTGGTCCTCATCGCTTGGATGCTTGATTTGCAAGCGGGCACAGTGCTGTATTTTATGCCGATCACGGTGTTGCCAGATGCGGCCACATGCGAGAAGGCTTTTGAGGACTTAAAAGAAACGCATAAGAGGGGATATGCGTATAATCTGGTTGTCAGGGGCACTTGTATCCCTGCAAACGTAGGTGGATAGGCATGGACCCCGCTACCATCAGTCTCATCTTTGGTGGTGCCAAGATGGCCTATGAGGCCATCAAGGGCGGCATCAGTGTTGGCAAAGAAATTCAAGGCATGGCTGGCGATGTCGCCAAGCTATACGGCTCTGTTGCCAAGCTAACGCAATTATCTGCCACACCTCCCAAACCAAAGTTATTCTCCGGCGTTTCCGTTGAAGAGATGGCTATGGACATCGTGGTCAAGCGCAAACAGGCACAGGCTTGGTTCCACGAAGTTCAGAACGCTTTTGTGGCTCAATATGGTTTGCGCGGTTGGGAAGAAGTCCAGCGCGAGATTGTTCACATTCAAAAGCAACAGAAGGCTGCACAGCTTGCGGCCCAAAAAGAGCATGAAGAGCAAATGCATCAGCTAAAAACGCTTGGCATGGCTGCTCTTGTTGTTGTGATGCTTGTTATTGGCATGATCGTAACGATCAGCCTGTCGATGAAGTAGGAGGCCGAAATGGATTTGCTGAAGAGTTTTGGCCCCCTTCTGGGTCAGGTTGCACCAACCCTCGCCACCGCACTGGGTGGCCCTATGGCTGGCTTGGCAGTCAAAACCTTGTCAAATGTCCTGTTGGGGCATGAGGAAGGCACCGAAGAAGACCTGTCAAAGGCTCTTGGCAGCGCCACGCCTGAACAGCTTTCCGACATCAAAAAGATCGACGCGGACTTTAAAACCCGCATGAAGGAACTGGATATTGATCTGGAGCGCATCAGCGCCGCAGATCGTGACAGCGCCCGCAAGATGCAGATGGAAACAAAGGATTGGGTGCCAAAGGTTTTTGCGCTTGCCATCACAGTCGGCTTCTTTGGTATCCTTATCTGGATGCTCGTCAACGGAATGCCCAAGAACGGCACAGAAGCCCTGCTTATGATGCTTGGCGCTCTCGGCACGGCTTGGACAGGCGTTGTGAACTTCTATTATGGCTCGTCGGCTGGCTCGAAGGCTAAGACAGATGCGCTGACCACAAAGGAAAATGGCAAATGAATGAGAATTGGGAAAAATCCTTCCAAATGGTCCTCAAGCATGAGGGCGGCTATGTGAACAACCCAAAAGACCCGGGCGGCATGACAAATCTTGGCGTGACCAAAAAGGTCTGGGAAGAGTTTGTCGGCAGAGAAGTTGACGAATCAGAGATGCGGGCTTTAACCCCTGATGTCGTTAAACCTTTGTATAAAAAGAACTATTGGGATAAGATTAAAGGCGACCAACTTCCATCAGGAGTAGATTATGCTGCTTACGATTTGGCGGTCAATTCTGGTACGGGTCGTGCCGTTAAATACCTTCAGCAAATTGCTGGGGTTCATGCCGATGGTGTAATCGGCCCTCAGTCAATGGAAGCTATTTTGGCTTGCGATCCAGTTCAGACAGTTGATGCTATTTGCGATATGCGCCTAGATTTCCTTCAAAAGCTGCCGACTTGGAGCACCTTTGGCAAGGGCTGGGGTCGCCGTGTGGAAGAAGTCAAGGCTATTGGCCTCCAGATGGCAAAAGCTGAGTGATCGTGGTATAACAACGGGATAGCGGAGTTCCCCAAATGACCACAGGTTTGTCATATGATGGCACAGTAGCTGGGACAACCAGCTACATCGCCCAAATTTCCACAATGGCAGTTGTGGAGCCGACGAACACTGATTTCTTGGTCATTTTGCCCCAAATGATCACATATGCGGAAAACCGCATGTATCGTGATTTAGACTTTCTTTTTACCTCTATCGCTACAACGGCCTACAGCATGACGGCAGGAAGCCGACAGATTTCCGTCCCAGCGGGAACATTTGTAGTGCCGGAGCAAATCAACGTTTTAGTCGGTTCTAGCAACCCCGACTTAGCAACTCGCGTGCCGCTCTTGCCTACCACCAAGGAGTTCTTGGATGCCTGTTACGGGTCAGGTGCTACGGCTAATCGCGGTCTACCTCAGTATTGGGTTCCTTTTGATGATTATACATTTCTCGTAGGTCCGTATCCTGATCAAAGCTATCCATGCGAGCTTGTCGGTACCTATCGTCCTGATAGCTTGTCTGCCACGAACAAGACTACGTTCATTAGCCTGTATCTACCAGACCTTTTCATCATGGCATCCATGATTTATATCAGTGCCTATCAGCGTAACTTTGGCCGCGCCAATGATGACCCGCAGATGGCAGTGACCTACGAAAGCCAGTATCAGACGCTGTTGAAAACTGCTGATTTGGAAGAAAATCGCAAGAAATTTGAGGCTGCGGCTTGGTCGTCGCAGGAGCCGTCTATTAGCGCCACTCCGACACGGTGATAGACGATGCCTCATGCCTCATTTAAAATTCTTCCCGGTGTTGACGAGAACAAAACGCCCGCGCTCAATGAGGCTGCCATTTCTTATAGCCAGCTTGTTCGGTTCATTCCTGACAGAACTATAGGTGGCTTGGTTCAAAAACTTGGTGGCTGGACCAAATTCTTCCCCAATACTATTGGCTCTATTGTTCGATGCCTTTGGGCTTGGGAAGATACAAATGCCAATTCCTATCTTGGCGTTGGCGCGGAAGGTAATGCTGGTGGTGCGCTTGAAGTTATTACAAGCGGAACCGCGAATGACATTACGCCTCAAAAAAACACCTATAATGTTGCTGTCAACGTATCGACTACGGCTGGCGACTATATGGTCACAATCACTGATACTGGCCGAAATGTCAGCAATTACGATGTGGTCGATATTCAAACGCAGATAAGCGTTGGCGGACTCATTTTGTTCGGGCAATACCAATGCTATGCAGTTGGTGCCAATACATATCGAATATACGCAAGAGACGTAACGGGTGCTTTTCAACTTGCAACATCAACTGTTGCCAATGGTGGTGCTGTAGCTCAATTTGCAACGACAAGCGGGAGCAATGTCGTTAGCGTTACTTTGAATGATCATGGCTATGCTGTTGGAGATACATTCCCTGTTCTTGTAGCATCAACCGTTGGTGGCGTAACATTTTATGGTAATTACATTATTACAAGCGTAACATCCTCAAATATTTTTAAAATTGCAGGTACGACAAACGCCTCTTCGACAACAACAGGATTTATGAATAGTGGAAACGCTCACTACGTTTACTATCGTGGTGTTGGAGCTCTTCCTGCTGGGACTGGCTGGGGCATCGGTGGATATGGCAGAGGCGGTTATGGCACGGGGTCAGCACCTGTTCTTGTCCCCGGAACGCCAATATCTGCAATTGATTGGACATTAGATAATTGGGGCGAAAACCTAATTGCCTGTCCACTTAATGGTCCAATCTATGCTTGGTCGCCAACAAGCGGTTCTCCTCGCGCATCGATTATCCCTGAAGCTCCTTCTGTTAATGAAGGCGCTTTTGTCGCTATGCCGCAGCGCCAAATTATTGCTTGGGCATCGACATTTACGGGTATCAAAGACCCGCTTCTGATCCGTTGGTGCGATGTTGAAGACTATAATAACTGGATTGCGTCAGTTACCAATCAAGCTGGTTCTTATCGTATCCCCAAAGGATCGCGCATTGTCCAATGTATTCAGGCTGGTCAACAGGCGTTGATTTGGACCGATCTTGGCATTTGGGCCATGCAATACGTTGGCCCTCCTTATGTTTATCAATTTAACGAACTCGGGACTGGTTGTGGCTTGATTGGCCGAAAAGCTGCTGCATCAGTTGGTGGCGTTGTTTATTGGATGGGCCAGAGCCAGTTCTATCGTCTATCTGGTGGCGGCGTTGAGCCAATTCGCTGTCCTGTTTGGGACGTTGTGTTCCAAGACCTTGATACAAACAATTTGGAAAAAATCCGCATCGCTCCAAATAGTCGATTTGGCGAAATTGCTTGGTATTACCCAACAAAAGGCAATGGCGGCGAAATCAGCCATTA